GCAGCTCTTGGAACTGCGGTTGCAGAAGCAGATGCCTTAGTAACTCTTGGTAGCTTATCATCATCTTTTGCTACAGGCACAGAAACGGTAGAAGTAGGAACTGGTGTCATTGTAAGTGTTTCTACTGTTGCAATGAGTTTTGCTACAGGAACTGAAACAGTAGCAGGGGGTGCTTTGGTCAACGTGACTGGTCTTGACTTAACGATTGTAACAGGTAATCCTTTCTCTACACCATGGGCAAATGTGGTAACGGGAGCAAGTAATACGTGGACAGAGGTAAATGCAGCATAAAAAGTGTTGCTTGGATAACAAAAAAGGATATATTTTAGAGAGGTTTAAACATGGCAAGTACATATTCAGATAGACTTAAACTAGAACTCATGGCCACTGGCGCTAATGCCAACACATGGGGCACAAATACTAACAATAATTTAAATGTGGTGGATGCGTTTGCAGGTGGTTATATTGCAAAATCTGTTGCTGGTTCAGCAAACATTACTTTATCAACAGGTAATGCAGATCCTTCAGCTGAAGCAGCAAATAAAGTAATTGAGCTTACAGGAGCGCTAACGGGCTCGATAAGTGTTTTTGTGCCTGCTGTTGAAAACGAGTACATCTTTTTTAACAATACCACTGGTTCACATACTTTAAAAATTTCAGCAACAGGTCATGATGCTAATGGTCTCGCTATAACTCAAGGAGCATATTCACATGTATATTGTGAAGGTTCTGCAAATTTCAAAATTTATAATGCCGTTGACAAATTAGGTGCAACATCTTTTAAAGGAGCTGTCACCATGGATGCTGGTGGAACAGTAACCGCTGGTCAAGATTTAACTGCTGGCTCTGGAGATATTATTATAAGATCAAATGGCGCTGTTACTGCTACAACATTTGTAGGTGATGGTCAAAATTTAACAGGAATCGGTGGCGACATACCTTCAGGTAGTAAAATGGTTTTTTATCAAGCTTCCGCTCCTACAGGTTGGACACAAGACACGACGGCTGCATTATCCGAAAGTGTTATGTCTGTTGTAACAGGAACAGGTGGAGGAACAGGTGGTTCAACTGCTTTTTTCTCATCTTTCTTAAATGCAACTAATAAGTCTGCACCAGGACAACCTGTTTCTGGTTCAGTAAGTGGTACTGTAGGTCAACACACTTTGTCTACACCTGAAATTGCATCACACAGACATCAATTTAGAAAACAAAATCCACCACAATCAAGAAGTGATCCAACCCCACAATTTAAAGCTGCTTTCATAGCTCCGACTACCTTCTTTAGTTATCCTGGTAATCTTAAAATTTCACCAGATGATTTTATTGATACAGCAGGTGGCGGTGGTCAACACTCTCACCCATTTAGCGGCACGTTAACTAGCGCAACCACAGACGTTACGATTCCAGCAGCTGATGTAAAATTTGCTAATGTTATTATAGCAGCAAAAGATTAGTGCCTATATTTGATCCTGACGGTAAATGTCCGTTATTAAACAAAAAATGTATAAAACATCAATGTATTTGGTATAATATGCTTCAAGGTAAACATCCTCAAACAGGATTAGATGTTCAAGAGTGGGGGTGTTCTATTGCTTGGCTTCCTTTATTATTAGTAGAAAATGCATCAAAAATAAATGGTGTGTCTGCAGCCACAGAATCTTTTAGAAATGAAATGGTAAAAGGGCAAAATGTAATGAATCAAATTTTAGCTGCTGATCCCAAAAAAAGAAATGAAATTAAAAATATATCGAGTTTATTTGGAAAAATAGGTAGACATCAAAGAGCAATTGAAACAAACGATCCAGATTTAGAAGACGAATCTATTAGACAATTAAGTAATAATAAGATAAAAGTAAAGAAAGGAAAAAAAGATGGCAACAACCGTAAATAATACCACTATTAATACAAAGCTTATCATTATATTTGATGCTGACAAAAATCAGGCTAATCCTAACGATGGTCCTGCGAAAGGCACAGGTAATACTGAGTCTGATGTTTACATTGATGATGTAGTACATACTAATCTTCGTTCTCATACAGAAATTGATTCAAACATTCACGCTTTACAGTGGGATGCAGTTTCAAATAACGGCCATATAGAATACATTGATAATAGAGATAATCTTTCGATTGACTCTATTCCACAATGGGCTGCAAACGTAGTAATTAGGGTTGAAGCAGAAAACGAGTATCATTCAGCTTGGAGCAATACTTTTGACAATCATTCTGATAAAGATGCAGAAGATAATTCAACAGCGACGAATGCAGCTAATACAGCCGCTGAAACAGCTAGAACAAACTACCTATCCGGTCACAGCATTACTTACTAAGTGAAAGATTACATTCTAGAAGTAAAGAAGGTTATTCCTAACGTTCTTTGTGAAAAAATAATTAGTTATTTTGATCATTCATATATAGATGCAGGCACTACAGGTCATGGTGTAAATAAATCAATTAGAAATTGTGTTACTAGAAGTTTGCTAGAGCCAAAAACATTTGGTGAAAGACTTTGTTCTAACGCTATAAAAAAATCTATTTATGATTGTGTGAAACACTATGATGATAAATTTGGCGTTGCTCCAGAAGATATATCTCAGCTTGATTTACTAAAATATGAATGTAATGACCATGATGTTGGATATGATTTTCATAGAGACTTTGGAGCAAAATCAAATCAAAGACATCTATCAATTTCTGTTGCATTAAATAATGATTATACGGGTGGAGAATTTGTTTTTGATATTCCAAATGGACATTATACAGTCGTTCAAAACACTGGTGATGCAGTAATTTTTCCATCAAATTTTATGTTCCCTCATAAGGTAAATAAAATTAAATCAGGAACAAGACTAGCATTGATTGGATGGGTAATATAATGGACCCAATTTTTATAAAAGAATTTTTACCATCACAATTACTTAATTTTGCATATTCATATTCTATAATAAAATATTCAAACAAAACTGCAAACATGGATCATCAAACTAATTCTATGCACAGTGAACATGGTGATTATTTTATGGAAACTTTAATGGATGCAAGCACTCCTGTTATAGAAAAAAATGTGGGTAAAAAGTTATTTCCTACTTATTCTTTTTTTAGGATTTATGACAAAGGCTCTGATTTACAAATACATAAAGACAGACCATCTTGTGAGTATACAGTTGCTCTATGTTTAGGTGCACAACCTAATAATAAACCTTACGAAATTTTTGTTGGTGAGGAGGACGAAAGTTCGGATTACAAATATTATGATCAAGAAAAAAATTATTTAAGATGTAGAATTGATCACAAGTTTCCTATGTTACCAAATAACGCTGTAATATTTAAGGGAATGGATAAAATACATTGGAGAGAACATTGCGTACATGATCATTTTATAACTGTATTTTTACATTATGTAGATCAAGAGGGTAAATATAAAGAATACAAATTTGATAAAAGATCTATGTTAGGCGAAAACAGTTTATGATTTTGTATAGTGGTCTTCCTAGATCAGGTACAAACTTGTTAAAAAATATACTGTCTCAAAATCAAGCCTTAAAAGTATCACATGAATCTGCTCTATGTAATATGGTGCATTCATTGTTGCAAACAAGTCTTAGCTATAAAAATGAATATTATTTAGATGATATTAACGATTTGGAGTTTTTATTTGAAAACTTTATTAAAGGTGGTATTGAAAAAATTGATCAAAAGCACAACAAAATTCATATTAATCATAATAAAGGTTGGACTAATTATATACCTTCTATGATTCAATTAGGTTACAAAACAATTTTTTCAGTGAGAAATATTACAGATATTTTATTTTCTTTTGAAAAACAAAATAAAAAACATTTAACGAGCGAAAATTTATACAATTTAAATTGTAATAATCCATATATTGGTATGTTGGAAAAACATGAACATATTACTTTTTTTCAAAGCGGTATTAGTTTTTTAAATGATGTTTCAATAAATCTTAACAAATACAAAGATAAATTATTAATAATAAAATATGAGGATTTTATTAGGTATCCGAAACAAATATTAAATAAAATTTATAATTTTGTAGGTGCCGATTATTATGATCATGATTTGAATAATATACCTACTAATATTTACAATGATATGCATGTTAAAAATAGACCTGGAGTAAGTCATGAAGTTAGGTCCTCATTAGATAATTATTTACCGAAAAACGATACTTCTCCAGAAGTGAACAAATATTTTAATGACAAATATAAATCAATTACTAATATGTTAGGATATATATAAATGATAAAACCAGAAGAAATAAAAAATCAAAATTTTAAGATATTTTTAGGTATGCCAATGTATGGTGGCATGTTGTCAGAGGCTACCTTACATGGCTTGTTAGAACTACAATCATGGACTGTAGCAAACAACGTGCATCTTAGGATTCAGACAATGGGTAATGAAAGTTTAATAACTCGAGCACGTAATACAATAGTTTCTATGATGATGGATCAAACAGATTTTATTGCAACACATTTGCTTTTTATAGATGCAGATATTGGCTTCACACCGCAAAATATTGAAAGACTATTATGTGCAGATAAAGATGTTACTTGCGGTATTTATCCAAGAAAACATCTTTATTTAGAAAAAATAAAAAAAATTCTAGAACAAAATCCTAATGCACAAACAGATGAAATAGAAGCTAAAGCATTAGGTTATAATGTAAATTTTGATAATCCAGAAATGTTACAAGGTGAAAACGGTTTTTTCAAAGTAAACGAAGCAGCGACTGGCATGATGATGGTAAAGAGGGAAGTGTTTAGAACAATGTTTAAAAAATTTCCAGAAAGAAAATATGAGTCAGATCAAATTGTAAATGGCGTATCATACAGGTCAGATAATTGTTATGATTTATTTGCGGTAGGTCCTTATAAAACATTAGATCAAATAAGATATTTGTCTGAAGATTATTATTTTTCAAGATTGTGGACAGAAGAATGTAATGGTGAAATATGGGCTGATCTAGCTATGCCTTTGACTCATTTTGGTAACAGAGCATTTAAAGGTCATGTTGGTACATTAGTAGAACCAAAAAAGTAATGAATTTTAACATTGCGATTAATAGTTTATTTCCAACCAAAGTATATAGTGTAAAAATACAAGAAGATTTTTGTGATAGCCTTGTAGCTAAAGTGATTAATGATAAAGAAAATTGGAGTAAAGGTTTATTAAACGTAAATGCACTAACTTGTGGTTGGGATGGTTTAGAAAAGTATGAAGAATTAAGACATATCAGTGATTTTATTTCAAAATCTATTTTACCTGAAATTGGAAAAATAGAAAAATGGACTTATAATAATTGGCACACACATGAAGCTTGGATTAACTTTTATCAAAAAGGAGATTCCGCTAAGGTTCACAATCATAAATATATGAGTTACTGTGGTGTTTTAATCTTAAAACCAGGCAATGGTAATTTAATATTTTCTTCACAAGAAACAATTGAGCATAAATTAAGACCTTTTATGCCCGAAATGAATGGACAAATAAATGAGTCTAAGGGAACTTTAATTTTATTTCCTGACTATATGTATCATTCAGTAAGCGACTGTGAAAATGAAAGAATATCCGTTGCTTTTAATTTTATGAATAAATCCATAGAAGACGAATAATTTTTGTAGTATATTCTGTGTCATGCCCCTAGTAAATTTTAGACCAGCACCAGGTATTAATAAAGAAGTCACTGATTACACAGGAGAAGGTAAATGGACTGACGGTGATAATGTTCGTTTTTTTCAAGGATTGCCACAAAAAATCAAAGGATGGGAGAAGTTTATTTCCACCACTCTCGTAGGTGTCGCTCGTGATCAACACGCATGGGTGGCTTTGGATGGCACAAGATATAATGCAGTAGGAACAGACAGAAAGCTTTATGTTATTGAAGAGGGTTTAGCTTATGACATTACCCCTATTAGAGAAACGCAAGCTCTAACAAATCCTTTTACCACAAATGCAACAACCTCTGTCGTTGTGACAGACACAGCTCACGGTGCACAAAAGGGTGATTTTGTAACCTTTGATTCATTTTCAGCAATTGATGGTTTAGATATGAATAAAGAATTTGAAATTACATCAGTAGCTAATAACAATGCTTATGTTGTAACAACAACCGCCGCTGCCTCAGGATCAACAGCAAGTGGTGGTGGATCAGGCAATGCTAAATATCAAATAAGTATTGGTCCAGAAGTATCTACTTCAGCCTTTGGTTGGGGAACAGATACTTGGGGTTCAGGTGCTTGGGGCAGTCCCTCTACTTCGTCTAACGTTACATTAGAAGCAAGACAATGGTCACTAGATAATTTTGGTGAAGATTTAATTGCAACAGTTTTAAATGGTGGAGCTTTTCAATGGGATACATCAACTGGTGTATCTACAAGAGCTGTCGCCATATCAGGTGCACCGACTGCATCAAGAATAAGTTTAGTTTCTACACCCGACAGACACTTACTTTTTATGGGTACGGAAAATACAATCGGCACTCCTGGTTCTCAAGATGATTTATTAATAAGATTTTCAGATCAAGAAAATATTACTACATATCAACCAACCGCTGAAAATACCGCTGGCTCACTTCGAATTGCCGATGGTTCTAGAATCGTAGCTGCAGAAAGATCAAGAGGTCAAATACTTGTTTGGACAGATACCTCTTTACATTCAATGCAATTTATTGGTCCACCTTTTACTTTTGGATTACGTCAGTTGGGTCAGAATTGTGGTATTATAGGTATTCACGCAGGACTTGATTTGAATGGTGTTGCTTACTGGATGTCTCAAGATTCATTCTTTCTATTTGATGGTACAGTAAAAAAACTACCTTGCACTGTCGAACAGTTTGTTTTTGATAATATTAATATTACAGGCTCCGAAAACGCCTTTGCTGGACACAATGGTGAGTTTAATGAAATAATGTGGTTCTATCCTAGAACAGGATCTGACACTATAAATGCAGTGGTTGCTTATAATTATTTAGAACAAACATGGTGGACAGGAACTTTAGATAGAACAACATGGATAGATAGAGAGGTGTATGATAATCCTGTGGCTTCAGACTATTTACCAACGACCACGGCCAATAATGAAAGTATTTCAGGATTAACAGATGGTGCTACACAAATGTTTTTACATGAAACGGGTAATGATGCTGATGGAGTTGCCATGACTGCTTTTGTTAAGTCTGGATCAGTTGAAATAGGTGAAGGAAACGACATGTTATTTGTTCAAAAACTTATACCTGATGTACAAAATCAAGCAGGCACTTTGAATTTCAAATTAGAATTTAAAAACTATCCTAACACAAGCACTAGCACTATAAAGACAGCAACCTTTACAGATGCAACAGAATTTGTAAGTTTACGAGGCAGAGGTAGAGAGTTTACAGTAAATGTTGTTTCTAACACAACAGGTACTGCTTGGCGATTAGGAACACAGCGTTTTGACATACAGCCAGATGGTAGAAGATAATTTTATTTGAAACTTTTAGGTTTAAGAATATGTGCGCACGACAGTAATTTTTCATACTTTGACGGAGAAAAAGTTCACTATTTAAAAACTGAACGTAAGTTTCAAATCAAACATCATGGTATGGAAAGTCTTACGACATGGCAAGATGTTATAAAAGAAGAATGGGATATAACTTCTGAAGATTTAGACGAAATAGCAATTGTTTTTGATCCATGGCAGTATGATCTTAATACTAGAAATGAATCTTTTTTTCCTGCTGTAGACATACATGACCTTAATGTAAAATGTCCAGTCGTAAGATTAAATCATCATTATGCTCATCATTTAAGCTGTTGGCCGCTCATAAAAAATCCACAAAATTATAGAGGTATTTGTATTGATGGCTTTGGTGATTATGACAAATCTTGGACTGTTTTTGATATTAGAAAAATTATTGAGCAAGGATCTAAATTTAAAAATGGATCAATTGGCGTTGAAATGAGTAGGTTAAGAAATGTTTTTCAAATTCAAGGACATGGTGAAGATATTGCAGGTAAAGTAATGGCCCTGCAAAGTTTTGGTAATATAGATTATAAATATTTAAATTTTTTATCACAATACACAATGTATGACATATCTTATATATTTAATATTGATTTCTATTGCGATAAAATAGAGAAACAAAAATTCGATTGGTTAAGAACAATTCATGAGTATTTAGGATTTGTGCTTTTACAATATTTTAAAAAACATTTTGATGTTGATGAAACAATTTTGTACACGGGAGGAGCTGCTTTAAATGTTTGTTGGAACACAAAATTAAAATCTTATTTTAAAAATATAATTACACCTCCACACACAGCGGATGAAGGTTTAAGTTTAGGTGCTTTAGAGTATTTAAGATTAAAAAATAACCTACCTTGTTTTAAACTTAATAAGTTTCCTTTTTGTCAAAGTGATGAAAGTCCTAAAAATAAACCTAGTAAAAACATAATTAGTAAAACAGCCGAATTATTAAAGGGACAAAAAATTGTTGGTTGGTATCAAGGCAATGGAGAAATAGGTCCTAGAGCATTAGGTAATAGGTCCATATTTGCTGATCCAAGAGATACAGCTATGAAAAAAAAGGTAAATCTCATAAAGAAAAGAGAGGAATATAGACCTTTTGGGTGCACCACTATTGATACAAACTTTAATAAAAGTGACTATATGTTGTATGCAGAAAAAATTAATTCTAAAATATACCCAGCTATATCACATATAGATAATACTTGTAGACATCAAACAATAGATTATAATTTTAATACATATTATTTATTAAAAGAATTTTATAAATTGACTGACTGTACAACACTTTTAAACACAAGTTTAAACATAAATGGTAATCCCTTAGCTGCTTATACAAAAAATGCAAAGGACATACTTACAAATAGCGAGCTTGATGCGTTAGTAATAGGTGATGAAATATTTATTAAATGATATTAATAGAGGACAATTTTTTTACAGAATCAGATTGTAATCTTTTTAAAAACCTTTTTGTTTCAAATGAAAAATCTTCAGAGCCTTACAGAGATATATTTATTTTAGATTTACTTAAAGTAGAACCAAAACTAACTGCAAAACTATGTAGTCTATTATCAAGCTTTTTATCACATAGAGGAGTGAAAGCGTTTCCTGAGACAATACAAATAGTAAAATGGCCAACGAATTCTAAACAAGATTTACACGTTGATAAAAAATATAGAATTTTAACCTCAATTACATATTTAAATAATAGTTTTAAAGGTGGAGAAACATATTTTACTAATGGGGTTGTCATTAAACCAGAGATTGGTAAGACTGTTTTTTTTGATGGTAAATTTTATGAACATGGAGTAAATCAAGTTGAAGATGGTGAAAGGTATGTCATTGCCACTTGGTATTCTAACGATATAAATGAATTGTACATCTAAATGACCACACCTTATCTACACAGTCATTTGTTTGAAATTAATGACAATATAGTTGTAAAAGATCACAATATAGGTGGCTTTAAATATCAATACATAGACAACTTTTATAAAAGACCAAATGACATATATAATATGTTATCAGACTCATGGGTTCCTAATTGGAAAATAAATCCTAATAGTAGAAATTTTAAAGAATACTTTGATTGTAGAATGGACATCGACATAAGATCACAAGGAATTATAGGTGAAACTAAAACAATGGATACACTTAGAAAAATTTTTAAAGATGATACATTAACTTGCAGTAAAATAAGTATGAATATTTTTTCTTGGATAATTGCTCCTAAAAATAATGTTCAATTTTTACCTCATCAAGATCCTTATAAAAATGTATTAGTTTATTTAGACAAAGAGGATTGCGGAGGTACAGCCATATATCAAAACGCAGAAGGTGTTGAAAATTATGATGAAAGTAACGATATACGTCATGATGTATCAAAATACAAAAAAGATATAATACAAGCAAAATTTAATAGGTGTGTGATTTTTGATGGCAATACTTATCATGGTGGATATATTGACGACCATCATAAATATTCAAATGGTAAATGGAGATACAATGCTGTATATTTTTTAAATCATGGCTAAACTTACATTACAAAGGTTTCCTGACCCTCGTCCTGAGTATGACGCACAACAAAATGCAGAGATGACACGTTTATTAGAAGAATTAATTCAACAACTCAATACTCAGTATACACAGGACACACAAGAGGAATCGACAAGAAGGGCTTGGTTTTTAAATGGCTGATGTATTTAGAAGATTTATTGCAAATCTTACAACCACTGATCTAACAACATTGTTTGAAGTACCAACTGCAAACGTCGCAGCCACACCTCCTACTCCTGTATCAACATTTATAGTTAAGTCTATTAACACACACAATTATGATGGATCTAGTGCAGTCACTGTAAACATTGATCACAATAATGGTAGTGCTGACTTACAAATATTTCAAGTTGATGTATCTGCCTCAGATACAAATACCATTAATACATCCATGGTGTATCAAGAAGGTGATAAGATGAAATTACAAGCTAATGCAGCATCACGTGCCATGGTTGAAGTATCTGTTTTGGAAATTAAACAACAACAATAATGAGATTAAATTTATTCTCCATACCCATATGGATAGGTAATATAGATGCAGAAAAAATAATTATTGAGGAAAGCATACCTCAAAAAACATTTGGATCTGACATACATAGCACTCATGGAAATCAAAATAAAATTGACAGCGAATCATTAACCTACCTGTATAATACTATTTGTAATCTTTTAGATGAGTCAGTTTCTATGAACTTTGAAATAAAATTAAATAGTATTTGGACTAATTATTATAATGAGATTGATTTTCAAGAGAGTCATGCTCACGCCGGTGCCGAAGTGTGTTTTATAATTTATAAAAAAATACAGCAATCTAATACTGTTTTTAAAAATCCAAATAATTTAATTCTTGAAAGTTATTATAATCATAAAGTTTTTTTACAAAATTTATTCGGTTCAAACGATTTCATGCCACAATGTCGTGAAAATCAAATTATTATATTTCCGGCTTTTTTAGAACATTACGTAAAAAAAACATCCAATGCCATGACAATAGCAGGTAACATGACACTAGTAACAAAATGAGGTAAAAAATGTATTTAATAGCAACAGTGCCACAAGACATAACAAAAAGTTTAGATGAAATAATACAAAAAAAACATGAGGCCAGAGCAAATAAAGACCTTGCAGGTAATATACAAAATGAGTTTTTCATAAATGACGGTAAAGGCATTATTTGGCCGATGCTAGATGTTTTAATAAAACAATACTTTGAGAAATACCCTGAGTATCTTGGTAGAATAAGCGGAATGCAAAATAAAAAAGAATTTGTATTAGGTTTACATAATATGTGGGCAAATTATCAAAGTAAGCATGAGTTTAACCCCGTACATATTCACGATGGGCTATTTAGTTTTGTTATATGGCACAAGGTACCTTATTTAATGAAAGACGAAAAAGCAAGATTTCCACATATGAAAGACAGTGAAATAAGAGCGGCTCATTTTGTTTTTATGATGTCTGATCAATTGGGTAGAATACAAAGTCATTGTATTCCAGTGGATAAAGAATGGGAAGGTAAAATGGCTTTATTCCCTGCCTCTTTAAATCATCAAGTTTATCCCTTTTATACATCGGATGAATACAGAATATCTATTTCAGGTAACATAGGCTTTCAATAATCTGTTGATTTGTTAGTTTTTCGCCTATAAAACTATACTATGGCGAAAATTATAGATGAGCCAAAGATATTACGTTATGACGTGATCGATGGCGAAAAAGTTCCTGTT